AATTTAGCATCTCCTGGAATTGTAGTAAGAGAAGTTGACTTAACCATTGGAAGAGTCGATCCAGTTTCTGGTTCGGTTGGGGCTATTGTTGCTCCATTCGCAAAAGGACCTGTCGATCTTCCTCAGTTAATCGAAAATGAGGATGATCTCTTAGACACTTTCGGCAGACCATATTCAGTCGATAAGCATTATGAGCACTGGATGGTCGCGTCATCTTATCTCGCTTATGGTGGAACATTAAGAGTTTCGAGAGCAGATGATGCGGAACTTAAGAACGCATTCGTTGGTGCTGCTTCGAGCGTTAAGATTAAGAGCACCGAGCACTACGAACAACTCGGTTACGATGAGAATAAGATTGATGGTGTAACCGTTGCTGCTAGAAACCCAGGTTCTTGGGCAAACGGAATCAAAGTTGCCATCATCGATGGCAAAGCAGACCAAATTCTGACTGGTATTAGCACCTCTGGTGTTTCTGTTGGATATGGATTCACTGCCGCTGTTCCTTCTGGACTTACTCTTCCTGGAGCAGGAACAACTTCTGTTCTTGATGGATATTTCCAGGGTGTAATCACCGAGATTGGAACTTCACAACTTTCAGTCAAGATGATCAAGCACGTATCTGCTGCTGGATCAATGACCGACGTTGATTATCAGCAAAACGGTGTTTATGCTCTTCCTAATACTGGAAGCGTAGCAATCCACACAACTGGACAAGCAGCATCGTTTGTAACCTCTGCCTATACTGGAGAGAGAGATTGGTTTGAAGACCAAACAATCTCACTTACAGTTGGTTCCTTAGAATGGGATGCACTGGCGAACAGACCAGGTACTTCCGAATTTGGCGCAGCAAGAGGTGCTAGATTTGACGAAGTTCACGTTGTTGTAATCGATGACAAAGGAACAATCACTGGAAACGCAGGTTCTATCCTTGAGAAGCACCTGAACCTTTCCAAGGCAAAAGATGCTGAGTATTCTGTAGGTTCTCCTTCATACTGGAGAAAGTATCTCTACACCAATTCCGAGTATATCTTCGGTGGATCTGCTCCTGTTGGTGTAACCACTATCGCATTTAGTGATAATGGTGCCGCAGTTCATGAACTTGATGCTGACACTGGTTGGGACCAAAATGCTGACAGTGTTAATTTTGCTGCTGCTGGTTCTCTATCACTCACTCTCGCCAGTGGAACAAACTATCAAGGCAAAACTGATCTGACGACCACTCAGGCACTGTATTCTGGTCTTGATGACATCATCAGCGGATATACTAAGTTTGAAAACACAGAAGAGTATGAAGTTGACTTCATCCTGATGGGTTCTGCAAACTATCCTAAGGAGCAGGCACAAGCACTTGCTAATAAGGTAATCGCTGTCGCAGAAGCAAGAAAAGATGCAGTTGCATTTGTTTCCCCATACAGACAGGCATTCTTGAATGATTCTGCTGTTGGAACAGTCACCGTCAACGATATTGATACCATCACCGATAACGTAGTTGGTTTCTACGCTCCTGTTTCTTCAACGACATATGGAGTATTTGACAGTGGTTATAAGTATATGTACGACCGCTTCAATGATACCTTCCGCTATGTTCCTCTGAATGGAGACATTGCTGGTACTTGTGCCAGAACTGATATCCAACAGTTCCCCTGGTTCTCACCTGCTGGAACTTCAAGAGGTTCAATCCTCAACGCCGTAAAACTTGCCTATAACCCAGGTAAGAAGCAGAGAGACATTCTGTATTCCAACAGAATTAACTCTGTAATCTTCTCACCAGGAGCAGGAATCATCCTCTTCGGTGATAAGACTGGATTTGGTAAGTCTTCTGCTTTCGATAGAATCAACGTCCGCCGTCTGTTCATCTATCTTGAGGACGCAATCTCTGCTGCAGCGAAGGACTTCCTCTTTGAGTTCAACGATGAGATTACAAGAACAAACTTCGTAAACATTGTTGAACCATTCCTCCGTGATGTACAATCCAAGAGAGGTATCTTTGATTATGTTGTTATTTGTGATGAAACAAACAACACTGCTGCCGTAATCGACAACAATGAGTTTGTAGCGGACATCTTCATCAAACCAGCAAGATCGATTAACTTTATCGGTCTTACCTTCATCGCCACCAGAACTGGTGTTGCTTTTGAAGAAGTAATCGGTTCCGTTTAATTAACTTAGAGGTCAAAAACAATGCCAGCTAGAAACCAAATTAATCCACCCCCACTAAGAAAGATTACTGACTTCAAGAGTAAGTTAACGGGTGGTGGCGCTCGCGCCAACCTCTTCGAAGTCGTACTCACTTTCCCTGATGCTGCTCAACCTTCTACCGATGTTCTTGACAAGTCAAGATTCTTGGTGAAGGGTGCAAATATGCCCGCATCTAACATTGCTCAGATTGAAGTTCCTTTCAGAGGTCGTGTTCTGAAAATCGCAGGTGATAGAACCTTCGATTCTTGGACCGTTACCGTTCTGAACGATACTGACTTCTCCATCCGCTCCGCTTTTGAGCGTTGGATGAACACAATCAATCGTGTTTCTGACAATACTGGTCTGGTTAACCCAGCAGATTATCAGGCAGATGCTTATGTTTATCAGTTGGACCGCGATGGTTCGACGCTTCGTTCCTATCGTTTCTACGATGTTTTCCCAACTCAGGTAGCTCCTATCGAACTCTCATACGATGCCCAAGGCATTCAAGAGTTCACTGTTGAACTTCAAGTTCAGTGGTGGGAAGCAACTAAGGGCACTGGCACAAATGCTGGTGGTGAAGACATTAACTAAATAGTAGAATAAAGGACACTAGTATTATACTATGGCAAAACTTTTTGGTTTTTCTATTGACGATAAACAAAATAAATCACCCTCTGTAATATCCCCCGTTCCTCAAACCAATGAGGACGGGGTTGACCATTATATTTCAAGTGGATTTTACGGTCAATATGTAGATATTGAGGGTGTTTTTAAAACAGAGCATGATTTAATCAGAAGATATAGAGAAATGGCACTTCACCCAGAGTGTGATGGTGCCATTGAAGATGTTGTCAATGAAGCAATCGTAAGCGACCTTTACGATTCTCCCGTAGAAATAGAACTTTCTAACCTCAATGCTAGCGAGTCTCTAAAGAAAAAGATTAGAGAAGAATTTAAATACCTTAAGGAAATCATGGACTTTGATAGAAAGTCTCATGAGATATTCCGCAACTGGTATGTTGATGGAAGAGTATATTACTTAAAAGTAATTGATGTCAAGAATCCTATGGCAGGGATTCAGGAGTTGAGATATATTGATCCATTGAAAATGAAATATATCCGTCAGGAAAAGAAAAGTCCAAACAAAACGGACAACGGATATGTAAGAATGAATGGAAAGTCTGATGATGCTTTTTCTAATGGTCCAGAATTTGAAGAGTATTTCCAATATACACCTTCTCCAAATTATCCAACAGGTAATCTATCTGGAGCAGGTAAGAATACAATAAAAATTGCTAAAGATTCAATTACTTATTGTACTTCTGGTCTGGTAGATAGAAATAAGAATACGGTTCTTTCTTATCTCCACAAAGCAATCAAAGCACTCAATCAATTGAGAATGATTGAGGATTCTCTTGTTATCTATAGACTTTCAAGAGCACCAGAAAGAAGAATCTTTTACATCGATGTTGGCAATCTTCCCAAGGTAAAAGCAGAGCAATACCTTCGTGAAGTTATGAATCGTTATAGAAACAAAATGGTCTATAACGCACAAACTGGCGAAGTCCGTGATGACCGCAAGTTTATGAGTATGCTTGAGGATTTCTGGTTACCTCGCCGTGAAGGTGGTAGAGGTACAGAAATCACCACACTTCCTGGTGGACAAAACCTTGGTGAACTTGCTGATATTGAGTATTTCCAAAAGAAACTCTATAGAGCACTTGGAGTTCCTGAGTCAAGAATTGCTGCTGATGGTGGTTTCAACCTTGGTCGTTCTTCTGAGATTCTGAGAGACGAACTTAAGTTTGCTAAGTTTGTTGGTCGTCTGAGAAAGCGTTTTGCTCAGATGTTCAATGATATGTTAAAAACTCAATTAATTCTCAAGAACATCGTAACTCCAGAAGACTGGGAGATTATGAAGGATCATATTCAATATGATTTCCTTTATGATAATCAATTTGCAGAACTCAAAGAATCTGAACTTGTTCAGAATAGACTTGGTATTCTCGCAACTATCGAACCTTATATCGGTAAGTATTACTCAACCGAATATGTTCGTAAGAGAGTTCTACGTCAAACTGACCAAGAAATCATTGAAATTGATGAGCAGATTGAAGATGAAATTCAAAAGGGAATTATTCCCGATCCTTCAACTGTTGACCCAATAACTGGTCAACCACTTCCACAAGCAGAAGGTGGTGAAGCACTTCCTGGGGAAGGTAGTGGAATGGAAGGAATGGGAGCAGACACTATGGGAATGGGTGAAGTTCCAGCGGAACCAGATTTAGAAGCACAAGCTGCTGAGGTTGATAGACAATATCAAAAGGACACCAAAAAGGCTCAGTTATAAATAGATTATAACAATATATTGATTTTTTATGGAAGACGTTATCGATTTGATCGCTACTGATGCTTCTCCTGCTGAAGTTAGCGACAAAATGAAGGAACTTCTGTATGCTAAAGCAGCAGAACGTATTGATATTGCTAGACCTTATGTTGCTAATGCGATGTTTGGTCAAGAGTTTGAATATCCAACCGAAGATGAAACTGAGGTTGAGGAAAATGATGAAGTCGTAGATGAATACGAAACAGAAGAGGATTCTGAATAATGTCAAGAACTCTAATCTTAGCACAAGAAATCGATTGTCCAACATTAACAGGTACTGCAACTAGTTTTTCTAGTGCGACTGTTGTTCGTTTGGTCAATACTTCAA